TCAGTAGTACAAGCTATTTACCAAGCTATACCAGTTGAGATATTAAATAAGCCTGATTTAAACTTATACATGGGTGTTGGTAATTTTAGAACTTACCAAACTGCTTTAATTAACGCTAACTTATTTAATTTTATACCTACTGATAATGCTTTAGGTGAAATGAAAATACATGGTACTAATGTAAACATTGTTTCAACTCCAGGTTTAACTGGAACAAACGCAATGTATGCATTAAGAGATAGCAATATGTTTTTAGGTGTAGATTTAGAGTCAGAAGAAGAACAATTCCGTATCTATTATAGCGAAGACTTTGATGTTGTTCGTTTTAAAACAAGATTCAAATACGGTGTTCAAGTTTCTCAAACTCAAGAAATCGTAAAATTCACAATATAATTTAACCAAGGCAGTGATTAAGTTCACTGCCTTTTAAAACTTAAAAGGAGAATAAAATATGTGTGCAATAGTAGGCGGTTATGCCTTAGACTGCAAGAATGCAGTAGGCGGAATTAAGAATATATATATAACAGAACTTGCAAATATTACTGCGGTTACTGAAAATGCAAGTGGGTTTGTAACTGCAATTACTAAGTCAGCAGGTAAGAAGTATTTTAAATATGCTTTAGAACCTCGTGCAGCGAATAGTGTTACAGACAATATCCAAAGCGACCCGAAAGTTGGTACAGTTGCTTATGAGCAAAACATAACTGCTAACTTTACAAAAATGCAATATCAAACTTCGTATTTATTGCAGCAAGTAATTAAGAACAGAACTTCAATCATAGTTGAAACAATGGAAGGTAAATACTTTTTATTTGGCAAGACAAACGGAATGGAAGTGAATGGTGGTTCAAAAGCAAGTGGTGCAGCGATGAATGAATTTAATGGTTATAACATTACCTTTCAAGGTATGGAGGCAACATTCTCACAAGAGGTTGATTCAACTATTATAGCTGCTTTATTAGTGTAGATTTTTTTTTCATCTTTATATCTAAAAGCTACTTATTAATTTAGGTAGCTTTTTTTATTTAGCAATTTTAATAGCTTGATTATCAACACAAATAAAAATATATTTAATTTATTTTGTAAATACATTTTGTATATACAAAACAAATATTATTTTTGCTCTCAGATAACAACAAATAAAAAATAAAAATTATGACAATTACAGAACAAATAGCAAAAAAAATTACTGAAAACATTGAATTTCATATTAATGGATTAGGTTCATTATATTTTACTTGTATAGATTCTGATGGCGATAAAATAGTAATTAGAACATCAAATCATAACTGCAATGAAAAAAACAATTATTACAGAGGTCAAAGATGTTTATCATTTATTTCAAGTAAAAATGATGAGATAAATACTAATCATCAAAAAAATATACAAGAGTGGGTAGTTAATGCTGATGGGGAAATAGTATCATTTTCTGGAATGGAAACTTTAGAAGGTGTTTTGAATGATTATTCAATAGTATCAATTTATTAAAAAATTAGCGATTTAAAAATATAAACATAGTTACAGATAAAAATAAAATTAAAACCCTATCATTAACTTGGTAGGGTTTTTTTATTTAGCAATTTTTTTAACTTCTTATATTATTATATAGTGATTAGATTTAGAAAAGATAATACCAATAATGTAGTGGTTACAGTTACCGAAAATTCAACTGTTACTAATCCTATTTATTTATTCTTATTTCAAAATCAAACCACGTTCGACAAATATTACTTTATAGCAACCGACATAAGTCAGTTTAAGCAAAGGTATAATAAGTTTATAGTAACTGAGAAAGCCAACCCCAATACCTTAAATGGTGAAGTTAGATTAGGTTTTAAAGGGTTCTATAACTATTTTATTTACCAAACTAACTTAACTAATACAAGCAATTTAGCGAATGCAGCAGCAGCAGTTCCAAACATAACTAAGACAGTTGAGGTTGGAGTGGTGCAAGTTGTTATAAGTGAATATGAAGTTGAAGAATACGAAGTACAAAATACCACTAATATAGTTTACCAACCCGATGAGTTATAAGAATTTAATAAGTTTAACTTTTGACAATAATAAAGTGCCTATGTTCATTGAACAAAAGGGCAAAGACTGGGTAAAATATGGTGAAAGCAATAACTATCCTCAATACTTAGTACTATTATTCAATCGAAGTGCTAAGCATAACGCAATTATTACATCAAAACAACTCTATATAAGTGGCAAAGGTGTAGAAATAGACCAAGCAGATATGCAAGGCGATGACATTGTGAAGTTACAAGCGTATATTAACGCTCCAAATCAGTACGAAACCTTAAATGATTTGATGAAAAAAACCGTTTTAGACTATGAATTATTCGGTGGTTTTTATTTGAAGGTTGTTGGCAAAAAAGGAAAGGATGGAGTTGCTGAAATATACCATGTTGACTATTGCAATGTTAGAAGTAATGAGGATAACACAGAGTTTTATTTGAGTAGTGAGTGGATAAATGAACAAGGCGATGAAAATAGTAACCCTAAAGACATTAAAACACTTCCTGCATATGACATCAATAAGAAACAAGCAGAGAGTTTATTTTATTTAAAGGCATACAGACCGAATTTAAACACATATACTTTACCTGATTATATTGGTGCAGTTCCTGCAATTATTACCGATGCTGAAATTGCTAATTATCATAGAGCAGAAATTCAGAATAGTTTTAAAGGTAGTAAGTTTATAACCTTTGTCAATGGCATACCAAGCGATGATGAAATGAAAGCTACTGAGCGCAAGTTAAAAAGTAAATTTACATCAACTGATAGTAGTGGTTCAATAGTTGTTGACTTCGCAGATGATAAGGATAGAGCAGCTATTATTCAAGATTTAAGCGCTGGAGATTTTGCTGATAAATACAATGCTTTAAATAATACAATACAACAAGAAATATTTGTTGGACATAAAATTACATCACCAATGATATTTGGAGTTCGTGTTGAGGGTCAATTAGGTGGGCGAAGTGAAATGATTGATGCTTTTAATTTGTTTACAAATACCTATGTTGAACCAAGGCAACAAGTTCAAGAAAGGGTTTATGATTTGTTCGCTCCAGTGAAAGGCAAAATAAAAATCAAACCTATCGAGCCTATTATGGCAAGTTTCAGCGAACAGACTTTAATGCAAATTTTAACTAAAGATGAGATGCGTGAGGTTATTGGTAGAAAGGCATTAGAAGTAAACAATGTTGTTTCAAATGTAAGCGATTCATTAAATGCATTGAGTCCATTAGTAGCAAACAAAGTATTAAACCAATTAACACCAAATGAAATAAGAGGTATAATAGGACAAACACCAATTGAGGGAGGTGATGTTATTGCACCTGAAACACCAACTAAAAATGCTTTTGCTAAATTCTCAAAGGAAACAAGGGATTTAATAGACTATGAAACCTTTGCTAAATATGGCGAACCAATTGAGAATTTTCAATCAATAAAACGTAAAAAAATAATGTTTAGCAAACAAGATTTTGCACTTGATAAAATTGATGAAGCGGTTTTAGACCTTATACGCAAAACACCAAAGATTGATGTGGATTCAATTGCTAAAGTTTTAAAGATTGATAAAACAAAGGCAACCGATATAATTGAGACTTTAATTGCAGAAGAATTAATTGATAGAAATTTAAAAGTAACTAATATTGGTAAGGAATATAAAACACCAAGTTTTACTGAGTTAGTTATACGTTACAAATATGCTTTGAGAAGTGATGCACCTGCATTAATTGAGGGTGGTGAAAGTCGTGATTTTTGCAAAGCAATGATGTCAAACCCTCGTTATTTTAGTAGAGAAGATATTAATAATATTGGAAATGAATTAGGGCAATTATACGATATACCGAACTATGATGCATTTCGTAGGCGTGGTGGTTGGTACCATGACCCAATTAAAGATGTTAATTTACCATTTTGTAGACACGTTTGGCAACAAGAATTAGTAAAGAGAATTAAATAAATGGCAGCACCAGTATTATTTTTAAGCGAGCAAACATTAAAGCAGCGTTCAGTGTTGCAAGATAATGTTGATATGAAAGTTGTAACTCCGACAATAATCGAAGTGCAAGAATTTTATATTTTGCCTATTATCGGAACGAGTTTATATAACGAACTTAAAACCCAAATAGCAGCAGGAACAACATCGGTTGCTAACAAGGTATTACTTGACACATACATTACAAATACAATGATATGGTACATGAGATTAGAACTGCCATTGGTAATGAATTTTAAGTACTTTAATAAAGCAGTTGGTGTGCAAAATGCCGATAACATGATACCTGCCAACATGAGCGAGATTAGAGATATAATGGATGAGGCACGTAACAAAGCGCAAGTATATGCTGA